CGTGATGCGCGAGGCGGGACTGCTGCCGGGCGGCGAGGGCGCGACGGTCATCCACGAGCACTACTACATCCAGCTCCCCGGCGGCAGCGCCATAGTCGGCAACGCCGAAGACGTGGGCCGCCAGATCGCCCCAGCCGTGGGCCGCCGGCATGCCGCCGAAGCCGCCGCGCGGGCAAGGAGCCGCTGACATGGCGCGCACCCCTCTCACTTACGGCTACCTGGACATCAACGATGGCGTGAGCTATTTCCTCATGCCCGGCTTCGACCCCGGCAAGCGCGCGAAGACATATGACGAGGTGCTCGGCTACGGCGGCGGCGTCCTGCAGTTCAACGTCACCGAGGCTCACCTCATCACCATGACCGTTCCGCTGCGCTTGCAGGCCGCGAGCATGGCCGACCTCGACGCGCTCATCGACGCCATCAACGCCAAGGTCGACGAGGGCGCGCAGCCGCTGGTACACGGCGGCGCGGTTTATGCCTGCGTCCTCTCGCCGCGCGTCGGCTACCCGCATGAAGCGGCTGTCCTGACGACGTTTTCGGCCTTCGTCACCTTCTCACCGATTCGCATGCCATGACGGTGGTCGTAAGACATGCGGGAAGCGTCGCGGCTGGAAACTGGACCGACTTCACCGTGGAGAGACTCGCCGTCGATGACGGCTCCATGGCGCATGTCCATCTTGCCATGGCCTTGGATGAGAACGGATATCTGAGCAATTTCGGCTTCGCCATTCCTGCCGATGCGACCATCACCGGGTTCACCATCTCGGGCTCCTGGGTGAGGGGCGGGGGCGAGGACGCAGTACACAACGGGATTAGCCTGGCCGTTGAGATCGGTCCAGCATACAACGGCAACTTCCTCACGGCGTACGGGGAAGGCGCGACCGAAGACACGGAAATCTCCGAATCTGCGGCGAGTATCATGCCGAGCGTCGCGTGGCTAAACTCGGCTGGGCTCATGGTCACGGCGACTGCCCTCAGGGATATCCAGTCGGCCGGAATCGTCTATCTCAACTATGTGGCCCTGACGGTTGAGTACGACGAGTACGTCCCGCCGGGGCCGCCGGAGCCGGGGACTGTCGAGCCTTCCGTCGCGACGGCGGGCGTCTATGACATCACTGCGACCACCGCGACCGGCGGCGGCAACGTGACCGCCGACGGCGGCGGCGATGTCGACCTCCGCGGCGTTGTCTGGAGCACATCGCCTAACCCAAAGCTGGGTAGGCCATTCGGCCACCCCGGCTGGGAGACCCCAGATCCTCACCCAGGGGGCGGTGAGCTATTCGCCGGCGAAGGCACGGGGGACTTCGCAGATATCATAACCGGCCTCGCGCCGGCCACTCGCTACTACGTCGCCGCCTTTGCCCACAACGCTGCCGGGTACACATTCGGGGCAGACGTGACCTTCGTCACCCCCCCTGCTGTTCCCACCGTCTGGACGTCGAATGTCAGCAATGTCACGTCCACTACCGCGACCTGCGGCGGTCAAATACCTGCGTCCGGCGGGGCAGCGATCACAGCATACGGCCTCTGCTGGAGTACGTCCCCCCTCCCGAGGGGGGCGTCATGGTATACCTATGGTTGGCTGGGGGCCTTTGATGGCCCTCTGACTGGACTCACGCCAGCCACTCGTTACTACGTTTGCGCCTATGCCGAGAACGCCGGCGGGGTTGCCTTCGGGGCAGACGTGACCTTCGTCACGCATGGCCCCCCAACCGTCGCGACGGCGGGCGTCTATGACATAACGGCGACCGCCGCGAGCGGCGGCGGTGACGTCATCAGCGATGGCGGCGAGGCGGTGTTGGCGCGCGGCGTCTGCTGGAGCGTCGAAGCAAACCCGACGACGGCAGTCAACCTCATCCCCGCGATGACCTCCGCCACGGCCCCCAGCGGCGTGGCGTCGGCGAGCAGCGAGTTCGGTCCCCTCCGCCCTCCCTGGAAAGCGTTTGATCACGTAAACCCGACTGACGCTGGAGGTAATACTGGCTGGATGCCAACCACCGGCACGACCGGCTGGCTCCAGTACCAGTTTACGGCAGCTCATGTCGTCAGGCGTTACGCCGTCACTACGCGCAATGAGGGCACCAACTCGTACTCCCCGAAGACCTGGACGTTCAAAGGCAGCACCGACGGCACCACGTGGGTGACGCTCGACACGCAGACGAACATCACCGACTGGGCCGCGAGCGCCAACGTGCGCAAGGTCTTCGACTTCGCCAACTCGACGTCCTATGCCTACTACCGCCTCGACATCACGGCAAGCAACGACGCCCGCTACGTGGGCGTCGGCGAGCTGGAGATGATGGAGGCGGCCGACGACACCTTCGACGGCAGCGGCCTCGGGACGTTTGTCAGCCACATGACCGGGCTCACGGTGGGCGTCACCTACAACGTCAGGGCCTACGCCGTGAACGCAGTCGGGATTGCCTACGGGGCTGCGGTCACCTTCACTGCGACAGCGGATGCGCCGCCAGTCGAGCCGCCACTGGGGCCGCCGCGTGACCCCTCTAAGAACCTCCTCTTTGACGGCACCCTCGAGCTGAAGGTCGGCACGCTCGACGTTGCCGCGTCCGCTACTCAAGTGAAGTACTCGAACTCGAACCCCGGCGGATTCGGTAACCTGTCGTTCCGTCTGCCGGCCGATGCCCCGTGGGGGGCCTTCGACGCGCATGTTGTGAAGGGCGCCGCGGTCACAATGAATCACGGCCTGGTGGGCTTCGCGGCCACCCTCTTCGAGGGCGAGGTCACGAGTGACGTATCGCACGCCACGATTGCGGGCGGCAAGGGCTACTACGACGTGACCTGCGCAGGGCTCTGGTGGGCGGCCGGGCAGCGCAAGGACTTTTCCATGGTCGTCGGCGATGATGACTACGGCCAGTGGTACGCGATGGAAAGCAACGCGAAGGCGTTCAACGTGAGCACGGACGGCTGTCTGGACATCCGCCTTGAGGCGGGGCAGTCCGCAGCGGCAGGTGACAGCGCCAGCCTGTACTACTGGCTGGGCAAGGGCATGGGCGACCCCTCGGCGGTCATCGACTTCCTCTTCGGCATGGTGACATGCAACGTCACCGGAACAGAATGGGTTGCGACGGTGCAGTCCGCTCCCACCCCGTGGGGTCCGTGGACGGATTGCCTTTACTTGTCCAATGGCTGGATTGCGCCGGGCCTTGCTCAATGTGTCTCCATACTGGGGGACAACCCACAGGCGCTGAAACTTCAGCTCTCTACCACCAGCGCCGTGGACGCCCTGGCTACGGACCGCTTCATACGCCAAGACAACGTCTCAGTCAGCAGCGGCGTCAGCGCCAACGCCATTAGCGCCGTCAGCGCGGCCAATCCGACCGTCGTCACGGCGGCCGGTGCGCACGGACTGAAGACCGGCGACCGCGTGTTCATCACGCAGAGTTCCGTCTCCACGCCGACAATCAGCGGCTGGCGCACGGTCACGGTCACCGATGGGGCACACTTCACCGTCCCTGTCGCCGTGACCACGGCCGGCGGCGCGGGGACGTTCTACAAGGCGACCCGCATTGACCAGGCCCTGGTGGAGATTGCCGTCACGACCGGCCTGGCCACGCGCGCCAGCCTCCAGCATGGCGGCATCGGCAACCTCAACTGGGGCCTCAACGTGCGCCCCCACGCGAGTCGCGCCGGGAGCATCGACCTGCTCTCCGCGACCAACGTCGCGCCCTTCGACTATGGCTTTTGGGATAACAAGACGTTCTACTGCCAGGACCGTCCTCTGGCCATCCGCGCGCTTCACGACTACCTAATCGACTCCAGCCTGCCCGGCATCGACTTCGACGTGCGCCGGGCCACCGAAGACTCGCCGACCACGGTCAAGGTGCTGTACAAGTTCCGCGCCGAAGACGGGGTGGCGAGCCCCTACCCGGATGGCACGGCGCTAGCCGTCTACCGCACCGCTCCTGACGTGGCCTTCTCGGCGACAGGCGGCGACAAGACCACAGACGGCCTCTACACCGTTCACAAGTTCACCACGAGCGGCTCGCTGGTCTGCACCGGCGACCCGTCACTGGCCGAAGTGCTTGTCGGCGGCGGCGGCGCGTCCGGTGGAATGCGCGTCGGCGGCGGCGGCGGCGGCGGCGGCGTACTGTCTGGCACAGAGACGCTGACGGGGACGATGAACGTAGTCGTCGGCGCTGGCGGCGATCCGCGCACTTCGGTGACGAATACGCCACAGGCTGGAGACGACGGCGATAGCTCTTCATTCGGTGCTCGCACAGCCCTCGGCGGCGGCGGCGGCGGCGCGTATGCGACGCCCGCCAATGGCCGCAACGGCGGCTGCGGCGGCGGCGCGGGCGGTTACACGGCAGGCACCGGAGGCATCGGCTCGCAAGGAGGGAACGGCGGCGTTGGCTCCGCAGGCGGCGCGGGCGGCGGCGGCGGCGTCGGCGCGGGCGGCGGCGTTAACGGCGGTGGCCAGAGCGGCTCAGGTGCTACTGGCGGCACCGGCGGGAACCCCTACACCAGCGACATCGTTAAGAGGGGCACCAACGTCGTCTACGGCGCTGGTGGCGGTGGTTCGGCTGACACTACGGCCGGGATGGGGAGTGCCGGATGCTCTGGAGCAGGTTCGAAGGGCACCGATACGCCCGCTGGTAGCGGCACGGCGAACACCGGCGGTGGCGGCGGCGGCGGCCGGAACGCGGCTGATGCAAGCGGCAAAGTCTCGGGCGCGGGCGGCAGCGGCATCGTCGTCGTGCGCTACCTGACGGGCGGCTCCTACTCGACGCCCGAGTGGTCAGACGCCTCGCCGGTGCTCGACGTGTGGAACGAGTGGGCCGACCTGTCGTTGACCACGGCGCAGGCGGGCGACCTCGGCGATCAGATTCTCGCCTGGCTTTCAGCCAACGCCTACCAGGGCGGGGGTTCCATCGCTCCGGCGACGGTGCCGCTGCGCGCGGAAGGGACGAAGCCCACCGCGTACATCCGCGGCGGCGACTACATCGAAGACAGCAACCTCGACACCGGGCCGCTCATGATAACCGGATTCAGCATGGACGCAGACCGGGGCGTTGCGACCATCGGCATCGGCGAGAACCGGCGCGCATTCGTAGAGCGGCTGACGCCGGACAAGGCATAGGGGGCGGGAGAGGATGACCTATCTCCCTTTTGTTTCCATCCTCGTGGCCGTCCTGGGTGTGGTCTTCACCTACTTCGGCTTCGTGGTCAAGATCACGGCAGAACTCGCGGCCATCAAGTCAACGTGCATCGGCCGCGCCCATGCCTACGATTGCCTGCCGCAAATGCAGATTGATTTGGCGAAGCTGAACGCCGCCGACGACGTGTTCTGGAAAGTGTTGGCGCCACACCTAGGAGGCATCATCCATAGCCCTATACATAAACGCAGAGACCAGCTCATGGACGAGTGGCTCGCCGCACCGAAGGGGAGCATCCCCGAGTCGGACCTGCGCGAGTTGCGCGGTGAGCTGGAGCAGATGCTGGACGAGGCGGACGCCGGCAACGACGTGGGCCTACGACTGATTGGGGCGATGCTCCTAAGCAGGGTCGAGGTGCAGCTCAGCACTCTTGCGCGAAAGCCATTCATAAATGGAGGAATCTAAGTGGAACCACTGACCCTGAACATCATCATCATCGCTATCGCCATCGTGTCATGCTGGTTTCAAGTGAAGCTCTACCGGGTCGTGCGTTCCCCCGCGTTCCTTCTCATGGCGCTGGCCATGGCTTACCTCACGGTTTACCGCGTAGTCCAGCCGTACGCGCCCTGCATCCTCGACTATGGCGCCATCCTGCCGTTCTACGCGCTCATCCTCGCGCACACTGTCTACCTCTACCAGCTACTCAATCGCTTCCTGGTCAAGAGGAAGTAGGAGGCCACTTATGCCGTCGAACATCGCCGTTACGCAGAAAATGATGAAGTACGCCAAGGAACACAAGCTCGACTCCGGCAACCCCAGCACCACGAACCCCATGTGGGGGCTCGGCAAGGCACGCCTCGCCTGGCGTGTCTCGGGTGACCTGCACAAGCACGGCAAGAAGATCACGCAGTCGGCGCGCAAGACAGACCAGCTCGTCGCCTACCTGTTCCCAGACCTCGTGCCGGCGCTCAAGATTCTCCACCCGAACTACAAGTGGAACGGTGCGCCGGTCGCGCGGCGGGGCAGTCCTCCGGGCATCGTCTGGCATCACGCCGCCGGATTCGGCAGCCCCGAGGAGATCAACCAGGTTCATCTCAATATCGGTGACCGTGGCATCGCGTATCACTTCTACATCCGCCGCGACGGCAAGGTCTACGAGGGCCGCCCCGAGAACACCATGGGCGCTCACTGCCTCGGCCACAACGACTGCATCGGCGTCTGCCTCGAAGGGAACTACGAGGCCCACGACGACATGCCGACCGCGCAGCTCAAGGCCGCGCAGGCAGTCCACCGCTACGTGCACAAGAAGTACGGGCGGCCCGACTGGCAGCACAAGAACATGAGCGGGAACTCGACAGCCTGTCCAGGCCGATTCTTTGGATTTGCGAAGATTACGGGATCGTGATGACCGGCTTGAAGACGTGCTCCAAGTGTGGCGAGGTCAAGCCAGCGACCAGCGAGTTCTTCGGGCTGCGCAAGCAGGTCAAGTGTGGACTTGAGGCGCGGTGTCTTGACTGCTCTCGCAAAGAGGACCGCGCTCGGTATCGGGCCAACCCGGAGCCGAAAAAGGATCGTGCAGCGCGGTGGAACCGGGACCACCCGGAGGTCGCCAAAGCGCGGCGTCAGAAGCCCGGGGCGCAAGACCGCCAACGGGCATACAACACTGCTCGTCGGCACGAGAAGGCGGATGTTCTCCGCGACTACAAGTTGGCTCGCGGCTGTGCCGTCTGTGGCTACGACGAGCACTACGAAGCTCTCGACTTCCACCATCGCGATACGGCCACCAAAGAAATAGCGATGTACCACTGGCAGAACTACCCATGGCCGAGGGTGATGGCGGAACTTGAGAAGTGCGTCGTTCTCTGCGCTACCTGCCATAGGCTGTTTCACGCCGGCCTGGTGGAGCTTCCCGGCAAGTTCTACCACTTCGACAAGATCACGGGCTGACCGCCCAACGCGAACAGACGCGCGCGCGAATATCACACAACTGCGGCCGCTGCAACTCCTGTAGCGGCCGCGTTCGCGCTAGCCTCCTCCGTCCCCACACTGGTGCGTCACACTATCCCTATGAGCACGCTAGGAAACGATACGGGGGGCGCTAGTTGAGGCTGAACATCATTCGCGAATCCTGTGAGCTAGGGCGGAGGCCCGGATGAGACTGCTCACAATCGACATCGAGACGAGGCCCAATCTAGCCTACGTCTGGGGCCTGTGGGATCAGAACGTGGGCCTCAACCAGATCGCGGCCTCGACGGAGATGATCTGCTGGTCGGCCAAGTGGACTGACCACACCAAGATCCATTTCCGCTCCACATTCCACGACGGCAAAGAGAAGATGCTGCGCGACCTGTGGAAACTGGTGGACGAGGCCGACGCCGTCATCCACTTCAACGGACGCCGCTTCGACATCCCCCACATCAACCGCGAGTTCCTTGAGGCGGGCATGGACCCGCCGTCCCCGTACAAGCAGATAGACCTCCTCCAGGCGGTCAAGCGGCGGTTCCGCTTCCCCTCGAACAAGCTGGCGTACGTCAGCGACAAGTTGGGCATCGGCAGCAAGCTCAAGCACGAGGGGTTCGACCTGTGGATTGGCTGCATGGCGAATGAGAAGGGCGCGTGGCGGCTGATGCGCCAGTACAACGTCAACGACGTGGCCCTGACCGAAATGTTGTACTGGAAGCTGCTGCCGTGGATTCCCAACATTCCCAGCCACGCGGCCCACTCCGGAGACGGCGAAACGTGCCCGGCATGTGGTGGGGGTCGGCTCAAGCTGCGCGGGTTCGCGTACACGTCGCAGTCCCGGTTCCAGCGGTTCGTCTGTAAGGACTGCGGCAAGTGGTCACGTTCCACACGGGGGGCGCTCACGGTCGGAATCGCAGGGATGTCGGAGTGACCTACCAGGACCGCGTCGAAGCCGAGACGCAGACCGGGCACCCCTGCCTCCCATGCCCGCACTGCGGCTACGACTCATGGGCTGTCGAGCGTCCTTGGCGCAAATCCAAGAGTGACCGTCCCTGCCTGTTCCCGGCGGTGTGTTCGCACTGTCGTGTGATGGAGACGGCTCACCACATAGATGGTTTTTGGATGGGTCGGCACGCTCAGAGCGGCTACCCCGGGAGCTTCTTCCAGTTCGTCACCGAACACGCGGCTGTCTTGAGGGAGACGACATGACCACGTCGACCCCGCCCGCTTGGCATCGTTGGCTCAGCGAGTGCTCTGTGCCCGTGACATCGGACGCGCTGTCAACTGACCAACGTATCCTGCCTGGTCCTGCCCCCCCAAGCGAACACAACGACAGCCCAGACCCAACCTATCAGGGCTGCCGGCCGAGCGAGCGGTACCCCAGCGACGGACCGGACGACAGCACTCCCGAGTCTGCGTGGGCGTATATGGCCAGCCGGGTGGGCGTACCGGAGCGCGCAGTTAGCACTACCGCGAGTGGTACCCTCGGCGCAGACCAGTGCGACGAGTGCCGCGCCGCGCCGGGGTGCGATGTTTCCAGCAGCCCCGATATTTCCTGCGACAGGAAAGATGACGCCACGGTGTGCGATGAGACTGCGAAAGTAACGGATTCCGTTATCAACGCAGCACCGTCACATCGCATCGGCACCTGCTACCTCGACCCCGACACGGGCGAAACCGTGATGCCGGGCGACTTCTTCGGCGAGAAGGAACTGCGCTGGAAGCCCGACAAGGACGGTAACCGTCACGATGGCGAACCGTTAGTAACTGTTGCTGAATCCTGCTCCGAGTGCGGGACCGTGACGGACATTGAGTACGTGGATGAGGGCTTCAGCGTCCCGGTCCATGTGCAGGCGCTGTGGCTGGCCCGGCACATCGAAGACCTGCACTCTCCGCGCCCGGACGTGGTCAGCGACGATGAGTTGCGCGGGATGACGCTCATCCGTGTACTCGGGATCGGCGCGGACGAACACGGAGACGAGGTGTTCCGGAAGGATTCACCAGAGCTACGCAAGGACCGGTCCGAGGAATGGTCCGACGGCGAGTTCTATGACCTGGTGGACAGGTTCGGCCACGAACTTACGTTTCCGGCGAAAGTCGCGTCTAGTCTGAAAAGTTCGGGACCCGCTGAGTGACCACGGACAAAAGTGTCCACACTTGTTGCTAACTGAGGGCAGCGTTCTAGTTAGACACGACTTATCGAGATGTGGGCGCTTAGCAGATCACTTGGGCCAGCTACTTAATTGACACATGGGGCTAGGCGGTGCGCGGGAAGCTGGCTGCGGTGTCTCGGCTGAGCCGAAGGACGCCGGAGGGAACCCGCTGCTTATACAAACAGGAGTTATCACTAACACGAAGGGAGGTAGCATGCAGGCAATCATCGCGTTCATGGACGGTAAGAAATCGGTACTTGGCACCATCATCCTCGGCATCATCGGCGTGCTGGCATCAGCCGGCGTAGTGTCCGTCGACTCGGTGTACGTACAGATCGTCACCCTAGTCGTCGGCGTCCTGACTGGAATTTCATTCCACTCAGCAATCGCCAAGAGCGGCCCGACCGTCGCGACGACCAACCTGATAGAAGGAGTTAGCGCAAAGACCGAACCCTTAGATTCTATCTCCCGGTAACCCGGCCAACTCCCCGGCCACGCCCGCGTCCTGTCTTCCTCCGGCAGGCGCGGGCCTTTTTTCGTCACGGCGTGGCACTCGCGAGCGCGAAGACGAATATCGCGAGGACGCCGACAAGGATCGACCACACTATGAGCGCCCCGAGCACCGCCCCGAATATCCGCGGCCGGGGCCGTTCGGGCATGCGCGGCGGCCACTCGACCGGCGCCTCGACCTCCTGCCCCACGCCCTGCCCGCACTCTGGGCAGAACTTCACCTCGTCGTTGAGTTCTGTCTGGCAACTGTCGCAGGTCTGCGTCATTTCTCCCCCTCGTTCGTCATGTCGTCTTTCGCCTGCTCGCCCACGAATGCCAGCAGCGCATCCCAGTTCACATACCAGCGGCCCACGATCTTGCGGCCAAGGGAACTATCCGCCCTTACCCATCCGGTCACAGTCTGCGTCGTCACGACGATGCCGTGCTCGGCCTCGAGCCGGTTGCGCGCATCTCCTGTCTTCATCACAGTTCACCTCCCTCGTTTATTAAGTTCCCAACGTTGTTCCGTCTCAAACCGCTAAAGCCCTTGCAATCGCTGCCGGCAGGGTATTTGATAGGAAGCGTTGAAACCGTGAGGACGCTACGGAAGGGGAAACGCATCTGAAACACCATCCGCTCTCCCGTCTATGACTTGGAGGAAGTCATGCCCCCCACGAAAGTTGGGGCCGCCCCCGTTAGCGCAGGGACGACCCCGGTAGAAGAGCCCAGCAGAACGTCCGAGAACCACCAGACACACGCGTACTATACCCGTACTCAGCCGGAGCGCAACACCCGCGTCAGCTCGAACTTCTTCCGCGGACTCCGTTTCGCCCTCGCCTTCGACCTCTTCCTGATCGCCTTCGTGGTGGCCGCCGCGTACCTGGTCGGCTACATCGCCGTCCACGTGCCCACGGCCGTCGTCATCCTTGGCGGCCTCGTTCTGGTCGGGCTCGTGGTCGTGCGAGGCGTCCGATGACCGACGCCATCATCAAGCGCCGCGAGAACGGCCGCCGCTACGCCGCCGCCCTCGCGAGTTGGCAAGCATCTTCCGCCCCCCCGCCATGCCTCTGTGCGGACTGCCGGCACTGGGGCGGCGAGCCGGACAGCGCCAAGCTCGGCTCCTGCCGCGTGTCCGGATCGTTCCGCGCGCCCGGCGGCCTGCTCACCGAGGCCGACTTCGGCTGCATCCACGGGAGGAGGCCATGAGCAGCAAGCCGTTCCGCGACCTCGCCAAGAACGTCGCCCGCGCCCAGCGTGAGGCAAACGACGGGAGCGAGCCCTACTGCGTCTGTCGTCTGCACCGCAATTACCTCGTCATGGCAAAGCGCAGCGCACTGGCATGGGTCCGCCACCCGAAACACCAGGGCGGCGAGATCATCGAGACGTGCGAGCCGGAGGGGGACTCGTGACTTTGACTATGGAGGAAGCCGCACGCCTATGCGGCCTGCCTCGCGTCCGTCACTGCCGCAAGTGCGCGAAGTGCGGCGGTGGGCTCGCGTGGGCTGTCGAGATCACGAACGCCCACCCGTGGGGCACCGGGTACGACGTGCTCGTGTGCGAAGAGTGCGACTCGGAAGCCGACCGCCGCTGGGTGGGATTCTGATGACCCGCTTCGACGCAATCCGCCGGCAACTGAGCGATATCGAGAAGAACCACGAGCGGGCACTGGCCAAGCGTGAGATGCAGATCCGGCTGCTGTGCGGCTACCGCGACCAGCTTGAGGATCAATTCGACATCGCAGTCGAGATGTTTTCGGATGCCTACTGCTGCAGCAAGGACGTCGCCGGGAAGCTGATTGACGACGCCTACGAGGCTCGGCAGGCGGCGCGGAAGGCGGCGGTGGAGGCATGAGCACCTACGCCGAATACGACGCCCTCCCCGGCGACCGCTGGAGCAACGTCAAGACGATGTTCGACGGCCCCCGCTCCTACCGCGACCACATGGACGGTCCCCGAGACTCGACGGACGCGATGGACTTCGGCAGCCTCGTTCACAGTGCCGTCTTCGAGCCCGATTCCCTACTGCTGGAATACGCCGTGTGGATGGCCGACATGGGCAGCCGCGCCGGAAACAAGTGGGCAGACTTCCTCGCTCAGAACAAGGGTAAGCAGCCCGTGCGCGAGGTCGACTACAAGCGCGCCCTCAAGGTCCGCGACGCCGTCCACTCCCACCCCAAGGCGAAGAAGTTGCTCGGCGGCAAGGGCTACACCGAACACGTCATCACATGGACCGACGAGGCGACGGGGCGGCAGTGCAAATCCCGCGTCGACCGCATCCGCACGAGCGGTCACCCGGTCGAGGCCGACCTCAAGACCACGGGAGTGAAGCTCGGCAACCTCCGCAAGTTCCGCAACGCCGGCGCCGACCTCCTCTACCACGGGCAGCGGGGCATGTACCGCGACGGCATCAAGGCCGCGCTCGGAATCGACGTCGAATCCAAACTCATCGTCGCCGAGGCGCAGGGCGCGTTCGAGGTAGCCGTCCTCAAGGTATCGCCGGCCGAAGTCTGGGCCGGGTCCGACCTCTTCCACCGCCTTCTCGAACAGATCGCCGAGTGCGAGGCAAACGACCACTGGCCGTTCCTGTATGAGGACGAGGAAGACCTCGACTTGCCGCCGTGGACGCCTGGCATGGATGAGAACGACGTCGAATCAATCCTTTCCTTCGGAGGGTCCGAATGACCGAGAGCACCAAGCGCGATTTCAGTTGGGACGATGCCTTCCCGGAGCGTTGGCTGCACGCCGACGATCTCCGGGACGAAGCCGGCCACCTGCGCGACGTCACCCTGACGATCACAGACGTTTACAAAGAGCAACTGCGCATTCCTGGCAGTCGTCCGAGCGATGCCTACGTCGTGTCGTTCGCGAGCACCAAGCGCGAGTACGTCCTGAACAAAACCAACGCCCGCTTCCTCAGGGCCAACTTCGGAAAGAAGAGCGGCACCGCAATCGGCCACAAGGTCACCCTGCACCCCGTCACCGACGAGAGCGGCAAGTCAAACAGCGGCTACCGCATCCTCTTCATCGACCCGCCCGCCGCAACCACCAAGCCGCCCGCCAACGTCGACCCCGTCACCGGCGAAGTCGGCGACGATACCGAAGATACCCCCACGGCTGCCCCATCCGCACAGGACGGCGTCGCCACGAGTGAGGGCGGTACCGACCCCGATGAGGGCTTCGGATTCGATATGGGGCCAGAGGCGTGACCGCCCACGCCCTCCTCCGCGACGCCGTATCAGGCGCGGCCCCCGGCGGTCCTAACGTCATCGTCCAGATCGACCACTGGGCCTTGCTGCCGGGGGCCATACCCATCGAGCGAGCCGCGGTTGAGCTTGGTTACCGCGGAGTTGGCACGGTTAGGAGGCTCGTCAAGGCCGGGAAGCTGCGGCGGGTCCCGGACGTGCCTGGGTTCCTAGTGTCGACTAAAAGCGTGCGGGAGCTGATTGAAGGATGACCGGCCATCCCGACAATCAACTCCCCGACATCGACCTCGCCCACATGCAGTGTCAGGCGCAGTGGCCGAGGCAGTACGCCGCCGGCCGCCGCTGCTGCCACGACGGATGCAAGACGATCCTGAGCCGGTACAACGGAGGCGAGACGTGCGACCTGCATCAGCCGGCGCCGGACTTCATGGTCTACCTCGGGAGGCGGTTCAAGGTCTGCGACACGTGCGGCCGGCTGGACGCCGAGAAGGCGTTCCGGCGGCTGACGCGCGGGCACTCGACGACCTGCCTAGGCTGCGAACAGAAGCAGAAGCGGGCGACGGACAAGGCCGCGAGAGATGCGGCCAAAGTTCGACGCTGCTTGCGGTGCGGGCAGACGAAGCCGGTTGGCGACGTTCACTGGGTGCCGCTACGGAATCCCTGCCGCGCTTGCGTCTCGGACATTAGGAGATCGCAGCACGAGCGCGACAATGGGCGGCGCAACCGGCAGAACAGGGCGAAGCTGGACCGCTACTACATCGGGAAGTACGGGATGACCCGTGCTGAATACAGGGGGAACTCGTGAGCGCATCCGCCACCCTCCGCGCCACCATCGTTTCCGCACTCGCGGTCCGTCCCTGCACCACATTCGCGCTGGCCGAGATGGCCGGCATGGAGTGGGGACCGAACACCCGCAAGAAGGTGCAGAAAGCCATCGCCGCGTTGCGCCGCCAGAGATTCAGGATCGTCAACATCAACGCCTACATCATGGGCAGCCACGATGGCGCTCTCTACGTGATGACCTACAGCCCGGATAGCGGCCCCGTGTGGGTGACCCTGCCGCCGCGCCGCTGCGGAACGCCGGGCTGCATCACGTACTTAGCCCGCGACCACATCATCAACGGTAGCGGGTGTTGCTCAGCCTGCTGGGAGCGGCGGGTACACGCGGGTTGCCTTGAGATACTCGGGGAGTTCGGTCAGCAGGAAATGGCGGTATGAGCTCCTCCGTCCCCAATCTGGCCGCCCATGCTGGACGTATGCGAAGAATCAACCTACTGCGGGCGCACGGCTCGCCGAGCGGATACCTGTACCCGAACCACGGCTGTCGCTGCGTGGCGTGTCGCGCCGCCAGTGCCGAGCACAGCCGCAAGTACCACGCTTCGCACCGCGAAGAGAGTGCCGAGCGCAAGCGCAAGTACAACGCGGAGCACCGCGAAGAGATTGCCGAGCACAAGCGCAAGTACCGCGCGGCGCACGCCGAAGAACGTGCCGAGTATGACCGCCTGTACTACCAAGCGCACCGCGAAGAGACTGCCGCGTACAACCACGAGTATCACGCGGAGCACGCTGAGGAGAAGACCGCGCGGAACCGCGCCGCAAAAGCCCGCAAGCGCAACGCCACCGGCACCCACACCGCGGCCGACGTCAAGGCTCAGTACGAGCGCCAGCACGGCAAGTGCTTCTGGCGCCAGGTGAATCCCGCCTGCGCAGTGAGTCTCAAGGGCGGCCACCACGTCGACCACGTGATACCGCTGGCCGGCGACCGCACGTCGTCAAACGGCCCCGAGAACATCGTGCTTTCCTGTCCCAAGTGCAACGGCAGCAAGGCCGCCAAGGACCCCATGGACTGGGCGGGGGTGATGTTTTGACGTCACATCTCGCGCCCGGCCGATTCATTGAGGAGATCACATGACCCAGACCTGCACAACCTGCTACGACCAATACTGCGAGAAGGTTGGTCAAGACGTACGCGCCTGCGAGCACTACGTCAGGCTCAGCGACGTCATCCTTCCGCCTGTAGCCACTAACCCCCCCGACAGTAGTCAGGAGCTGAGAGTTGACTGTCCATTCCACAACCAATGCGAGGAGATCGTCACACGGCTGCGCCGCCTCGAGCGGGCGCTGTGCGACATCGGGCGAGCGGTAGACGGGGAGTTGCTGTGAGCGAAATGACAATGCCGGAACTAATCGTCAGTCTGAACAAGCGAATCATCGAAGACGGCAAGCGCATCGCCGAG